GCCCGGCCCTCTGGATGTAGAAAAAACCCAATTCGCAAGGGTTTCTTTCCAAAACGGCTTTTACAAACTCCTGCACCGTCCATTCTCCGTGCAGCTCCACAGCATACGAACAGCAGCAGTCACCATACGGCCCGCCGGTGCAAACCAGCTTAAAATCCTGCTCCGCTTTCACGCCTCATTCCTCCTATTCGCAAATTGTTTTTCCGGCAGCTTTTCCCGATCAGCGGAAAAGGTTCCGCCCGCCGGGTGAAATCTTTTGACCAAAACACTTTTTCGGCCAGTTTTCCCGCTGTGTTTCCCGCTCCAAAAGAGAGGTTTTTACACGCAAAAAATCCCGCCGGGGCATTGGCGTTTTTTACGGGATTTTTCCCGGCGCATATTATGTACGCGCGCGCGTGGCCCGCTCGGCCAACTCGTCCACCATCGGCACTTCTTCCAGCACCTTGCCCAGCCGTTCCACAGCTCTGCCGTGCCAATTCCGCGCCGTGCTGTCCGGCACACCCAGCTTGCCGGAAATTTTTGTCCAACTGTACCCACGAATCAGCCGCATGATTATGACCGACTTGTACTTACCGTTCACCGCGTCCAGTGCGCCCCGGATGTTGGCCGCGTCGCCCTCCAAGACTTCCACCTGAACGCCGATCTCCTGCAGGCGGTTCTTCACGCCGTTTTCGATCACGCGCACAGCCAGCGCCTCGGTTGGGTTGCCGGGTGCCGAACTATGCGGCATACCGTCCATAGCAAGGCCGCCCAAGCCGTTATATTCATCTTCCAGCGCGTCACGCTCCCGTTTAAGCAGCTTGATAGCCTCCGGGATTCCCCCGTAATATTTGACGATATGCTTTACCGTTTCGCTCCGCATACCCAGCACCTCCATTGCCTGTAAATCAGAACAGCGTCTTGCTGAAAATCGGCTCCGTTGCTCTGCTGGTGTCCACCTCCACCGTGTCGTGAATGATCTGCCCGATCTTCCGCGCCAGCACCGCGTACCCGTAATACTCGCCGTCCTTGGTACACTCGCCAAACTGGCGGAAATTGCCCTCGGTTTCTTCCACCACCACGGCCACGCGGTCAGCGCCAAAGCCCAGCGCCTTGTGCATGGCCTGCACATAGATTTTCATAACCGTGTCCGCCGCCTCGCGCCGGGCGGCCAGCTGCACAGCCTCCCTCTCCGTCTTGGGGGCAGACAGCGCAGGCAGCAGAAACGGCGGCATGAACCACCACACCGCAGCTACCAGCGTTGCTTTGGCTCGTTCCTCGCCGCGCACCTGCTTTTCCAACGCATACTTGGCCGAAATCTCGTTGGCGCAATCCACCACGCGCTGCAAGCGCATTTCACCAATGCCGTATTTGTCGTAGATCGCCGCCAAAATACACAGCACCAGCACATTTGCCGTTGCCTCCCGGTGATCGTCCAGCCGTTCGGCCTCTGTCTTGCCGGTACGCAAAAAGCGCCGCTGTGCCTGCATGGCCGCGTTCCGGGCGTAATAACGCGGTGTAGTATGCCGTCTTTTCATCCCAAAGCCTCCTGTTTCTCAATTTCCCGGCCACAAAGCGGGCAAAAATCAATGCACAGCACATTCAGCCCGCCGCCGTCGTGCAGGGTGTCAGTACAAAGGCGCGGGTTGCCGTCCTCGCCCCACTCCACCCAAAACAACATACCGCTGGTGGTTTCCATGCGCTGGTGCCGCTCACACAGCGGGCACGGGCGCTTTTCTTGGTTCTTCATGGGTTCAGCCCTCCTTTGCCAGCTCTCGCCAGCGTTTCAGGTCGTCTTTGTCCTCTGCGGTGATGATCTCGGTAAATTTCCACCCCGCCGGGCGGGCGATCTGTTCTAAGAACACCCGCCGCCGCACAGGGTAGTCACGCTGCATACGCCGGACAAACTTGCTCTTGATCTCCACGATCTCAACGGTGCCGTCGGCATAGGTCAGCCTAAAGTCTGCCGTGTAGCGTATAGGGCGCAGCTTCATGGTGCCGTATTCACCCGCCGGGAACAGCGGGAACGCGGGGTGCTGCTCACACTCCACGATCTCGCCCCGCGCCATCTTTGGCATCACGGTTCCCGTGTAAAATTCATACTCGCCCCGGCTGTCAAAATCCCGGCCTGCCGCCTTGGCCTGCTTCACCGCCTCGGCCAGCGGGTCAGCGGCGCGGCGTTTCCGGGCGGCAAGCTGCTGTTCTGCCTGCGCACGGTAGCGCGGGGGCAGGTCGTCCAACTCCATGTTCATTGCTGCGCGTTCTCTTTCTGCTCGGCCCGCATATCGGCGGCATGGAGTGCATAGACAAGCGGCGTTGCGGCCATAGCGGCGGACAACACCTTGCTCCCGCCCTTGGCAGCGTCGTCATACGCGCCCATGTGCCAACGGATAGCCAGCGCCTCGGCGTCGGTCAGCGGCATAAAGCGCTGCGCCAAAAAGGCAGACTTCTCCCCGTGACCGAACGGGAATTTTTCGCGCACGGTATAGCAGGGCACAGTTTCCCACTCACCGTCGCTGTTCTTCTGATTTTTGGTGCTTTGGGCATAGAAATCCGCCTTGCAAATGTCGTGCAGCAGCGCCACAACGGCATAGGTTTCCGCCGTAGGCACACCCGGCACCCGCCCCGCACCGATCAGCTCATAGTACACATTCAGGCTATGCTCCACCAGCCCGCCGGGGTAGCTGCCGTGGTAGTGGGTGCTGGCCGGTGCCTCGAAAAAGTCCGTGCTTTCCAGCCATTCCAGCAGCTCCGCCGCGCCCGGCCTGTGAATCTGCGAGGTGAAAATCTCAATAAAGCGTTCCTTGTTGTCCATAGTCATTGCCTCCCAACTTCTGCAATCCCGTACACGCTGTCAACTTCCTGCTTGGTAATATTCCGGCGTTTCAGCATGGCGGTGATTTCCTGTTTCTGTTCTTGGTAAACATCTTCATACGCGAAGAAATAGCGTAATTCCGGGTTGAACATTGACCGCAGGCTCAAACGCACAACCGTGTGTTCGTCAATTTCCATCGGAACCAAATACACGGCAATTTGCCCGGTCTGACTGTTGACCTCCCGGCAAATCACGATAACTTTTTTCACGCACAGCATAGACCCGTGCCCCTTTCTTACCTGTTCATTCTCGGCGTAACCTTGCGCCCCGG